TTCTGTGATATCTCCGTGAACAGTCATGACTCGGTTCAAAACCACGATGAAACGGCTGCAACGGTTGGCGTTGGGATTGAATGGCCTAGGTTGGTTACGCCGACTGGGGCGTTTGGTTCTTACTCGGCTTTGGTGGGGGCTTGGAGTGAACGGCATTTGGGCCGCACATTGTTTCCGTGGCAGTTGCGCGCTTTGGATGGTGCTCTCGAGCATGATGAAGATGGAAATTTTATTTCTTCTACCGCTTTGATTAGTACTGGCCGTCAAAATGGGAAAACCACAATGCTGTCGGCGTTGGTGGGTTTTTGCCTGACTGAATTGCCAGCCATTTGGGGGCGGCCTGTTCGCATCATGTCAACTGCGCATGAACTTGGTTTGGCTACCGAGGTGTTTGAAGATTTGCGTGAAGTCTTTGAACTATTAGAGGAATCCGATTTGGCAAAAGTTACTTGGGCCTATGGTCGGCACCAGGTCAAAATGAATGACGGTTCCGTTTATAAAGTCAATAGCGCAACCGGCAAAAAGCATGGTGGCACTTGGGACATTCTGATCGTGGATGAACTCTGGGCAATATCGGAAGCCACTTATTTTGGCGCACTAAAACCATCACAGATTGCTGTGCCATCGCCATTGGCTTTTTTGGTTTCCACCGCCGGGGATGAATCTTCTCGAGCGTTCCTGAAGCTGCGTGAACAGGCTTTGGGTGTTATTGATTCCGGCATTCGTTCAGATTTGTTTATGGCCGAGTGGTCACTTCCAACTGGCGTGTCACCTGATGACCAAAAATATTGGGGCTACGCCAACCCCAGCCTGGGTAGAACAATCACCATGAAAGGTTTGGAAAGCGCAGCCGCCGCGCCTGACCGTTCCCAATACTTACGCGCCCACTGCAACCTTTGGGTGGCCGCCGCTAACTCATGGATAAATCCCGGCGAGTGGGCAAAGCGTTATACCACAAATCAAACCCTAGATGGTGGCAATTGTGTTTTGGCTGTGGATAGTTCTGTGGATGATTCAAAATATGTGGGGATTCTTTGCGGCCTTAATAGTGACGGCGACATTGTGGCCAGCGTTGCCTTCACTTGCGAAACCAACAGGGCGATGTGGCGACACATAGAAGAATTGATGGAAGCCAACCCCAAACTCAAGTTGGCAATCACCCCAACACTTGACCTGCATACACCCGAACCACTTATTCGCCGGCGTTCCCTTTGGGGCTATGCCGAAATGATTAAATACACCGGACTGGTGAAGTCAATGATTACCGAAGGCCGCCTTTTACATACCGGTGAGGAAATGTTGGCCGAACATGTCAACAGGGCAACCCTGGTCAAAGCGAATGGGGCCGTTGTCCTGTCCAGTCAAAAATCACCTGGCCCAATTGAATGCGCAAGGTGTCTAGTAGCTGCAGCCTCGTTGGTGTCACGGCCAGGCCAATCAGGTCGGGCAATGATGGGTTCAGCGAGATAGTTGCATTTGCAACAAGTTTGTGCAAGACTCCGCCCGTGGGATTCTTCACTCCAAAAGTTACAACAGCGCAAATTTCCGCGCCACCCCTCAAAGCCGCCGCCGGTGCCGGTGCCGCACAGATAAATGATTTCCTTGCCTACTCCACCGGTGCCGCCGAACAACGCGCCCTGCAGAACCCAACCGTTTCCCGTTCAAAAGATTTGTTGGCCTCAATGGTCGGCTGTCTCGAGATGCGCCACTACTCAAAACAATGGACAGGCGAAAAATACGAAGAAATTTACCTGCCGTTAGAACCATGGATGGAACAACCTGATCCGAAAGTCACGCGCAACTTTTTCTATTCAAACCTGTTCGCGGATTTATTTTTTCATGGCCGCGCTTTTGCTTTTGTAACCTCAAGATATTCAACAGGCCTGCCGGCGAGTTTTACTTGGCTACCGGCCGCGATGTGTTCAACTCCGAATCAGACTGGGCCTCAGTGGTTTGGGCCATCCGACATCATTCAATTCAACGGCGTTGAAATTGCAGACACCAACGATGTAATTCAATTTTTGTCACCCATCCAAGGGCTTCTGTATCAAGGTGCTCGAGCGTTATCCATTGCAACACATTTAGACATTGCCGCCGACCGATACGCAACTTTGGAAACTGTCCCCGGTTATCTTCAACAAAAAGGTGGGGAAACATTAGATTCTGACAGCCTTAGTGAAATTGCCGCCGCATGGTCAGCGATGCGCCGACAAAATGCAATTGGCGCGTTAAACGATTATGTAGAGTTCCGCGAATTTTCCGTTTCACCTGCGGAAGTTGTTGCCGAACAGCGCAAATACCAATCGCTCGAGATGGCCCGCGTTGCAAACATTCCTGCCTACTTAGTTTCAGCACCGCAGGAAGGTTCAGGATTGACCTACACAAATGTTCAAGACAGCAACCGTCAACTTTATCTGTATGGGGCCAAACCATTTATAGAGTGCCTGCAACAAACGCTGAGTGCCTCAAATGTTTTGCCACGCAATCGCTATGTTGAATTTGATGTTGAAGGTTATTTAGCCGAAGAAATGTTGCAAGACATCATGGTTGAACCAGTAGTTGAAACACCGATAGAAAGCCCATCATGATTCATTTTGTAAATGTCCCCATCACTCTTGACGCCGCCGCAGGCGATGACGCCCCCAAAACAATTACCGGAATTGCAGTGCCATGGGCACCAGTTTTTGCAACCGTAATGGATGGCACCAAAGTTTCATTTGCTCGAGGTGCCTTTGACCTAAATATGAAATCCCCCAAGTTGCTTGAGAATCACGACATGAGCGCATTGCGCGGCATTGTTTCATCCCTTGCAGACATGCCCGAAGGTTTAGGATTCACCGCCACCTTCGCAAAAACGGGCGCGGCCACTGACGCTATTGAACTCGTAAAAGCAGGCGCTTACGATTCAGTAAGCGTTGGGGCTGTCCCCACTAAGTTCAAGTACGACAAAAACGGCGTGATGGTCGTTTCCCAGGCTGACCTCATAGAGATTTCGCTTGTCGCACAACCGGCATTCAAAGATGCCCTCATCACAGAAATCGCTGCATCGGAACCTGATGATGCAACCGAACCCACCCCAATAGATTCCGAGGAGGAACCCGAAGTGGCTACACAAGAAAACCCAGTGGTTGAGGTTGAGGCTTCAATCATCCCAACAACCCCTATCTATGCAAATGCAAAACGCGAATTCAAACTTCCGTCAGCATCTGAATACATTGCAACATTCATTCGCGGCGGCCATGACTGGGCGCAAATGAACGACAACATCCGCGCCGCAGCGCCCGATGTAACTACACCTGACATTCCTGGAGTCATCCCGACCCCGATTGTCGCACCGATTTTCAACTCGTTTGTAGGCTCGAGGCCTCTCGTGGATGCAACCTCGGTTCGTGCGATGCCCCAGGGTGGTGCCGTTTTCATTCGCCCTGTAGTGTCCGTACACAACAGCATTGGTACCGCAACACAAAACACGACTATCACGGCTTCACAGTTTGAAATCAATGATGTTCAAATTTCAAAAACTATCCAGGGTGGATATGTAGAAATTTCAGAGGCATCACTTGACTGGTCACAGCCTGAAGTGCTTGGCGCTTTATTGGATGACATGGCCCGCGTTTATGCCGACCGCACAGACCTATTGGCCTGTTCAGAATTGCAAACCGGAACAACGAACAGCAACAACTTCGCTAACGCGTCAATTGCTGATCCTGCGTATTGGGTTGAGTGGATGTACACCGCAGCCGCCGACATCCTTACCGGTTCAAACGGTAACTTGCCTTCAATCCTGGCTGTGTCTCCAAATGTCTGGAAATTGATGGGAAGCCTTAGCGACACCGCTGACCGCCCACTTTTCCCACAGGTTGGGCCTATGAACGCTTACGGTTCACTCAACGCGGCAAGCACATCAGGCGCATTTGCGTTTGGCCTTCGCGTTGTTGTTGACCGCAACCTCACATCAGCCGGCATGACAATCCTTGACCCTCGTGCCCTTGAAAACTGGGAACAACAAAAAGGCGCAATTTCAGTGGAACAGCCTTCACAACTGTCGCGCCAAATTGCGTTCAGAGGGTACTGGGCATCCAAGCTCATTGACCCAACACTTAGTATCAAGGCCGCATTCGTCTGATATTGACGAACTAGAAAGACTGCAGAACGATGGCAACCTTCAACCTCGCATTTCACACGCGACTAGAGGACTATGCCATCTTGCAGACTTTCGTAGATACGGACATCCAACCTCAAGACTCGGTAGTTGTAGCAGGCGCGGGGCACAACTTCAACGGCACTCACACTGTTATTTCTACCGAGCCTTACGAGTTCATTGGCGTTTCAGATGAAGGTGATTTACTTTTTGACTATTCAGTCATCATGGAAAATCAATTTATCTATGTAAGCGCAGGCGATGACCTTGAACGAAGCGTTGCCACCGGCACCGTAAATTTCAGCCCCAGCCCGAGTTGGATAACTTCAACCGATGTAACCAGTTGGCTGGGTATTGAAGTCGCCACGGCCAATGACACCGCATTCATCGCTGTATGCGTTTCTGCGGCCAACAGTTGGGCGTTCAGAAAGCGTAGGGAAGCCGGTTACACCGATAGCCTCTCGAGCGCTCCTGACGGGGCGGCAAAATTGGGAACTATCCAATACGCGGCAATTCAATACAGAAACCGTGGAGCCGTAGATGGCTACGCATCATTTGATTCAATGAACATGGGAACACCAACTATGTCGCTTGGCCAAATCATGCAACTACTTGGCTGCGGAAGGCCCCAGGTTGCCTAATGGCCGTTTCGGGAATTCTTTATGAAGCAGTCAACGCAACCAAAACCGCGCTGACCGCTTTGGGTTTAAAACCAGTAACAGACCCACGCAATGCTCGCCCATTGTCGGTAATGATTGAACTTCCTACCCTTGATGCCTTCACTTACAATGTTGGCGATATTCGCCTGGTCATCCGCGTTCTTGCCGGGCCACCTGGCAATCAAGATTCCGGCGATTACCTAATGACCACCGTGGACACAATTATGAACTCACCCATAGCCATAGTGGATGGAAGGCCATCACTCGCTTCATACGGCGAACAGATGCTTCCCTGTTATGACATGACCGTTGCCGTAGCAGTACGGCGCAACTAGAAAAAGGAGCCACCAATGGCAACAACAACATTCCTATCCAACGCAACTATTAGCATCACCCAAGGGGCGACAACCACAGACCTATCTGATCAGGCAAACGCTTGCATGATTACCATCGGCCAGGACAGCCTTGAAAGCACCGCCTTCGGTGACACTGGCCACCGCTTTGTTGGCGGCCTTCAAACGGTAGATGTAAGCATCACCTTTTTCCTGAGCTACGGCGCTACCGAAGTTGAAGCAATCCTCGCATCATGCGTAGGCACAGGCTCAACTGTGTTGACTATTTCACCATCGGGAACAACCGAATCCGCAACCAACCCTGAATATGTCCTCACTAATTGCATGCTTGCAAACTTCACACCAATCAACTCCACCGTGGGCGAATTGGCAACAGTTGAAGCATCATTTACTGGTGGCACTTGGGTTCGCGACATCACCGCACCATAAACAAGAAACAACATCATGCAACTCACGCTCAAAGTCACAACCGACACAACAACATACGAAGTTACAACCAACCTCTATGTCATCATTGCCTGGGAACGAAAGTTCAAACAAAAAGCCTCAAACCTTGCCACAGGCGTAGGACTCGAGGATTTGGCATTCATGGCATTTGAATCATGCAAACTCAATAACATCCCAACACCGGCCGTGTTTGACGACTATGTAAAACGGCTAGTCAATATTGAAGTGATAACGGATGAACCAACAAACCCCACCGAAGAGGCACCTACTCACGCTCACTAGCAGAATTGCTGGTTGAAACGGGGTGGTGGCCTCCTCAAATACCTTTTGAAATCCAAGACATGAACACAGTGATAGATGTAATAAACAAAGGGCGCAGGAAATGACCGCCACCGCATCCGTTGAAATTGTTGGTGCCAAGGAAGCAATCAAGGCTTTAGGCAAAATTGATAAAGACCTGCGCAAGCAATTCAACGCTGACGCAAAACAAATAGCGCAACCATTGGTTTCACTTGCCGCTTCGCGTTACCCGGACACACCGCTTTCAGGTATGAATCGCAACTGGACACAAGGCAATAAAAAGTTGTTTCCCTATTCCAAGACCAAAGCAGTCAAAGGTTTAAAGGTTAAGTTTTCCACGCGGCGCAATGATGCAAATGTTATTTATGTAACACAATCTGATCCTGGTGCCGTGGTGCTTGAAACAGCCGGGCGTGGCAAGGCAACACTCCTATCGGAAAACCTTGCGGCGCGTACCAGTCGTATTTTATGGCCAGCCGCCGACCAATCGCTGCCATCCATCCAGGCCGAACTAAGGGCGCTAGTGTTGCGCGTAATCGCAACCGTAAATGAAGGCATGAAATAATGGCTGTAAATATTCCCATCATTAGCGAATTTGACGGCACTGGTATTTCCAAAGCCATTACCCAGTTCAAACAACTTGAAACCACAGGGCAAAAAGCCCAATTTGCAATCAAGAAAGCGGCTGTTCCGGCAGGGCTTGCATTAGCAGGTTTGGCTGTTGCTTTAGGTGATGCCGCCAAAGGCGCAATGGAAGATGATGCCGCACAGCAAAAATTGGCTTTGCAACTACGCAATAGTTCCGGGGCTACAGATGAACAAATAGCCGCAACTGAAAGTTGGATTTCGGTGCAAGGTCGTGCCCTAGGCGTGACCGATGACGATTTGAGGCCGGCGCTGGCGAGACTGGTCAGCCAAACACACGATGTGACGAAAGCCCAAGAACTTGCAAGCCTGGCAATGGATGTAAGCGCTGGAACTGGTAAAGGGTTGTCAACCGTCACCGAAGCGTTGGCGAAGGCCGCAGGAGGCTCTACAACGGCCCTAGGCAAGTTGTCACCCGAACTTAAACAAATGGCAAAAGATGGCGCAAGCGCCGATGAAATGATGGCCGTTCTTGCTGGCACATTTCAAGACCAAGCAAGCACCGCCGCCAACACCGCCCAAGGACAATTTCAACGCCTAGGCGTGGCACTAGCTGAAACGAAAGAATCAATTGGGGCCGCTTTACTTCCAGCAATTGAAGCCGTGTTACCAATCTTGCAAACAATGGGGCAATGGGCACAAGAGAACTCAACTGTGTTTGTAATTGTTGCCGGAACAATCGCCGCAATTGCCGCTGCCGTTGTAATTGCAAACGCCGCCATCACCGCCTGGGGCGTGGCAACAACGGTATTTACAGGAATCCAAACAGCATTCAACGCAGTCATGGCTGCCAACCCGGTTGTGCTTTTTGCCCTTGCCATTGCCGCTTTAGTCGTTGGCTTAGTCATCGCCTACAAAAAATTTGATGCTTTCCGCGACATTGTTGACACTGTTTTTGACGCCATAAAAACAGGTATTAAAGGCGGCATGGATGCCATCACCGGTTATCTAACTTTTGTCATGGGTGTCTATAAGGGAATCTTCAACGCCATCGGCAAATTGTGGAACAATACAATTGGAAAATTAAAATTCAAAATTCCAGATTGGGTGCCAGGAATTGGTGGAAATGGTTTTGAAGTTCCGGACATTCCAATGCTTGCAAATGGCGGCATTGTCTCGAGTCCTACATTGGCGCTCATTGGAGAACGCGGCCCCGAAGCCGTGATTCCCTTGTCTCAAATGAGCAACATGGGTGGCGGCATGAACATCACCGTTCAGGCTGGTTTGGTTTCAACACCTGATCAGATAGGCCAGTTAATAATTGAATCAATCCAACGCGCCCAACGGCGCAGTGGTCAAGTGTTTGCGGCGGCATGAGTACACCAACTATGCAGGTGCTGGTGGGCTTTCAAAGCACCACAGGCTTCGGTACCCCATTCCTGCTGGATGATGCCTTCTACGGCGTTCTAACAACCGCTGGAAGGGGAACCCTAGGTGGCGTCACCATGGTTGACCTGACCTCCTTGGTTGAATCAATCAACATCACCAGGGGCCGTTCACGGCAACTAGACCAATTTAACGCTGGAACCGCCACCATTGCTTTTGACAACGCAAGTCAAATATTAAACCCAAGCAACACATCCAGCCCCTACTA